ATTAATACTCAGATAGGACAAATCGGTTAGCAATTTAGCAGATAGTTTTTTAGCATTTCCAGGAGTCATTACTACATAGGTAATGGCACCAATGGAATTTGCAGCTTTGGCTATAAACCCGATAACAAAAAAACCCCCGCTTATTGTTTCGGAAAAACCACCTTGAAAAGCGCTTGTCACACTCCGTACTTCGGCTGTTGCTGGATATAGGCCGTCTGAAATGGTGCCGTTATACTTTGCCGACGATCTAACCACATATTCGGTAGAATACCCGATCTGGTCTCGGTAGCTTGCCAGCGTGTCAACAGTCAGCGAGGCCTTCCAGAGACCATCTGAATATGTCCAGTTCTTAACCCAGTAATACCGGCTGAATGTGGGAAGGTAACAATAATTGTACCCGGTGGGGTCGTTTTGTGTTGCAATCTTGATCTCGGGGTCAATGATGTTGCATGGGGCTTTAAGGTCAATTCCGAACTCCTGCCCACCGCTGGGCAGCTTTGTGCTGTTTGTGCGCTTTGCAAACTGGTAAAATATAGCTTGCATTTTGCACCTCCTATAAAATAACCGGCGGGCAGATGCCCGCCGGTGCCGGTCAGGACTTCGAGGGGTCCTCGTCCTTGTGCGTGGTGGTTTTCAGGGTGGAGGCTTTTGCCGCCGCGGCATCGCTCGGCACGGTAACGTCGCTAGAGGTCATCAGGAAGAGCACGGCGTTCTCGGTGAAGTCATCGTACCACGACCACCCGTAATGATACCAGAAGTTCGTATACAGGCCGCGGGCGTTCATGGGCGTAGAAACCACGCGGGACAGCTTCGGAGTGTATCCGATTGCATCCCAGTCCAGCAGACATCCGAACACATTGGACAGCTGCACCGCGGCATTCTTCTGTGCCTCGCCGGAGGTTGTGGTCACAACCGGCGTCGCAGAGATGGTTTCGCGCTTGTCGATGTTCTGCCAGAAAGTGACCTGCTCCGCGTCGCGGTATTTCAGCATATCGTCATGGAATACCTCGGGAATCACGCGGGCGTCGATCTGGCTCTGCGTACCGCTGTACAGATAGAGGTGCTGGCGGTCATACGGAGTATGTCGCATGATGTTGTACGTCGTGTCGCCGATCTTCCAGTTCTGATGCCAGTTGATAGAGCGCTCTTTCATCAGGCGGGAAATATCGTTGATACGGCCATAGGCGTATTTGGCAAACCCCGGGAAGTTCGCTTCCTTGTACACGTCCTGCACGGACAGCTTCGTGCCCTGCTGGACGTTGTACTCGTCAAGCAGATAAATGACGCTCTTCGGGCTGGTCGCAGTCATGCCGGTCAGATGGTTCGCCATCAGGTTATTGGCGAGGTTGCGCCGGTCTGCCTCGATCTGGTTCGACAGATGCAGCACGAACGAGGACCAGAACTGCGCCAGTTCCTCAGGGCCCTTAAATGCCGCCTCCATCTGGGTATCTGCCTGGGTGTACACGCGGCTGTAGTTGGTCTGCCCATAGTAGTTTGTCTGAAGGACTTTAGGTTTGTGGACCTCGTACATATCCATGCTCTGGCCGTCCACCAGCGCCCACGCCTTGTCGGTGACGGGGTCGCTGTCGCAAAAATTGATCTTCCGCACATGGTTGGACCAGTCATCGCCCGTCACCTGCAAGCGTTTCAGCGGGGCATCGTAGGGGCGGACGGCAAAAATGGTACGTCCCAACACCTGGCTAATCGCTTTAGTGTAGTTGTCGGGGCCGGTCAGCAACGTGGCCTGTGCTACGGATACAAAACTGGACGTATCCACGATGGGCGACGTCGGCGTCTGCCCGGTGGCCAGTTTGTTGATCTCTGTCAGAATTGCGGCAATGTCCGCAAAATCCATACCGGTTGGCATATTACTTCACTTCCTTTCCATAAGTCGGGTCGATGATTCGGGCCGTCACCGTTGCGGCATCCGCCGCCGGCTGCTGTTGGATGCCGAGGCCCAGCGCGTTTGCCTGCAACGTCTGGGTCATAGTCTGCATTGCTTGGGCGCTGGTCTGCTGGCCCTGCAAAATCTCCCGCAACAGGGTTTCGAGGCCGTCATACTGCGGCGCGGGCTGCGGCACGGGCTGCGGCACGGGCTGCGGCGCGGGCTGCGGCACGGGCTGCGGCGCGGGCTGCGGCGCGGGCTGCGGCGCGGGCTTCTCCATAGCTTCGATCTCTGCTTTGGTGTATCCGGCCATTGCGAGGGCCGCTTTTTCACTGATTTTCAACTTTAGTCGCCTCCAATACAACGTAGGTGTCATGCGCCAGGCATTTAACGACCTGGTCTTTGTCTCCTTTTGTGACAGGTCCCACGGCACAACACTGCCATGTCTGGGCCGCATCGAACCAGTCGCTATAAAACGGAATGTTCAAACGAGTGCACAGGTCAGCCAGCAGAAACGCGCGCTCGTTTGTGATCGACTGGGCGAGAATGATATAACAACCCATAGTCAGCTCTCCTTCTTGATGTCGTCCAGGGCAAGCCGCATCTCGGTAATAGCCGCAGTGTTCTCCTTGACAACGGTATTACACTGATACCACATCAGCAGAAAAGCAGCGATAGGAAACCCCACATTAGAAATAGCCTGAATCACAGTATTGGCATCCATTTTGTGCACCTCCCTTACAGATACAAGTAAATCCCAGGTTCTAGCGCTGGCTGACGCATGCCCGCCCCTTCTGGGGGCTGCCTGTGGGCACCTGGGATTAACTTTAATATATACTAACCGTATAAAAAAGTCAAGTACCGCAATACTCACGAAAGAAAATTTCATCCGAGTATCGCTCAAATTCGATTTGCCTCTGCAAATACGCGGGCCAGATATACCCATACGCGGCCCTAAATCGTTTTCGCTCATAGTCGCCGGTTCCATACGCGGGCATCTCGCCCGACCTGTGGCGGCAAACATAGTAGAGGGGTTTACTCTTATGCTCATAGATGCAGCACCGCCCAATTTGAACAAGTGGGTAGTATTCCCGAAGGGGCCGGGACACAACAAGACTTTTCTCCTCGGCGCTGTATTGGTTTTCAATAGCGGACCTGTAAAAATCTGTGCCGGTCATAGACCTATAGAGGGCCGTATTGGCTTTCTCTTTGGCGATAGGGCTGTCCACAAGATCAATCAACAAAATGCCTTTATCGGCCAACAGCTTGACGCGCTCTTTCTTGCCGATCATCTTTTCAACCGTATCTGTGATTTCCCACTGCATATAATAGGGGTTTGCCATGCCAACAGCGTTTGACATACACAACAGCGTCAGGGGCTTTTGCCCTTGCAATTCGCGGTTACGGTTGACCGTTTCATAAATGTTGGCAAGGCCCACACCCTCGCCGCGCCGGTAATAGTCAGATTCTTCTTTCTGATACTCGTCCAAGATAATTATATTGGTATGGGGGCTTGAAAAACCACGGGTGCGAGCAAGAGTCACCACACTACCCACTACGCCCGACATCTTGGCCGGTTTAATGGGGCTTCCTGTATCGGTATAGGCTCCTGCATTGCCCACTTCATAGAGACCAGCAATTTTAGGCAATTTAAACGGAGCATAATGCGTTTGCAAATCGTCGTTCAATGGAGACCACGGCCACATACTGGGTGATGCACAAATAAGTTCCGCTTGCTGCGGCGTACGGCGCAGATATAGAAATTCTTCCTCGGTCTGATGCACGTGCTTCAATGCTCCATAAGTCTTGCCGGTACCACGTCCGCCCCAAATAAAAATAATAGGGGCCCCTGTGGACAAAATGCCATCTTTTTCGGAAAAATTCGGCCACCCTTCATCGGTGTACAGTTTAATCATCAGACAACCTCCATAATCTTGTACCCTAATATCTTTGCGTATTCGTCGGTGATACCTAATGTGTATGTATTATCACAAATACACAGGTTTCTTGTTATATGTACCGTGTGCCCGTCAACCACAAAATCGGGCACATTGGGCCGGTCATTATAAATAACCTGATTTCCGGCGGCAAGACAGAACGTAAAGCTGGGCTTGAACACCTCAAAACCACCCCACAGGGCCAGCTCCAAACCGCCTTTCCGCTTGCTAACTCCTGCTATGGTAGTAGTAATCGGCCCGCCTTTTTTATAGGTAGTCGCGTATTTTTTTGCGCCCCATGTCATAAACTCCGCATAGCTACGCTCTTGCTCATACACGCCCATGTAATGAGTATTGCCTTTTGGGTCCGTAGCACACGCGCCATTATCTTTCGCAAGCTGTTTCACAGATTTGTTAAACTCCGCTAAATCAATATTGCCCATGTATTTGACACTGTCCGTATCACAATATACGCCATTTTTGCCCGCGGCCCATTGCGCTATTTTTAGGCGCTTGCGGGTGTGGGCGGTTGTCCATACGCCCCATTGGTATGGTAGAAACAAGTGGGGGCGGTGGTCGTTATAACTGCCCTCTGGATCGTCGGTGCATTCGCTCCAAAGATTGTCGGGGTCGTCCTCGTCAAAAAGTGTGTCCAGCTGCAAGGGGTCTTGTGCTGTCATGCCGTAGTAGCTATTGAGATCGCCCTTGGCCTTGACATAATACAAATCTTGTCCGGCCACACCTTTAAGAGATGTTTTACCGGTATAGCTCTCTTTTACACAATCCGTCAAGGGCTTTGGCAGTTTGCCATAATCGGACGTATATAGGTCCAGAACGTTAAGGGCGTCCCAGTCATATTCTTTGGCAATGATTCTAAAATCTATATCGGTTATGGTGATCTCCAACTGTTCAGCAGACAACAGACGGCCATTGTCGTTAATGTATCCTTCACAATGCCGAACCTTTGCAAGGGGGATATATGGAAACCCCCACCATTTAAAGCGTTGGCGCAAACCTTTCACTTGCAAGCGCATCAAGCAAGCCTTGCCGTGCCTCATACATTGCATCAAACGCTCTACGGTGGCCGGTTCCTGCCTAAATGGTGTCATAGGAAAATAGCATTCACATTGTACGGCAGGGTATGCGCTAGACATATCCACGGAACCGACATTTTCCAAATGTAACCCCACATAATAGCGGTTAGCGTGCGTGTCACCACCTCGGAACGCTTCCCGCAACATCTGGTAAAGGTCCCATGACGGCAAAAGGCGCTTGACCCGTTTAATGCCCCATTTATACATCGCTTCTCGGGCCATTCGTCTGACATAACCGGTGCGCGTTAGTGGTAGAGTATACAGGTCGTCGCCATCTCGGTTCATCTCGATTAACAGGCACTCCACAATACACCGAACATCATTGACACAATACGCTAATTCTGTAGACGTTAAAGGCGTCCATGGGTAGCGAACCTTTGAATAATCAAGTGCCCCGGTCAATTTGGCATGAGGGGCACCAAGCTGTTTGCCCCATGCATCAAGGGACAAATTGCTGTGCCGCATACTGCATCGGTACTCAATAGCGCGATTGTCGCATTTTAAGACCCTACGGGGTTTGCTGGCAAACACATCACCCGGGCCAAAATCAAGAACACCCGACAAATATTGAAATTCATGTGCAAGATTGTGAACGTACATGCACAGAAACCAGTCGCCTTGCGGGCCGCTGTTGGCTTGCAAGTAATCGCTGATTATGCTTGTAAAGTGCAACCATTCGTCCCACGTCCTACCAATAATGGTTATATCCAAGCCGAGTTGACACTGCCAGATATACATAATGGTGTGGGGATTTCCGTCCGCATCAACACATACTCGGGAAGTCTCAATATCAAACGCGCACGGCATATTCACATATAGGCGCTTCTTGTTCGTTTTGCGTTTCTTGCCTTTTGTGTGTTTGCGGTCTAAATGCTCCATAAGCCACGGGACAGGGTTATAATTACAAGCCTCCGCCAAAACCTCCGCGCAGGTCGGCGGAACTGCTGCCGTCGCTATAGTCCCATTCTTTGCCATAGTTGACCTCGCCTTGCTGCCACTTTGCAAAATCGTCAATACTGACATTGTAGCCGCCTTTCTCGCGCCAGTACATAACCGGCTGATCAGACGGATAGTAATATACGCCCAATGCTTTCACGATCTCCCACCACTCCGACAGAGCAGTATATTGATCTTCGGGCACGTCGGCTACATCAATACCACCGACTTTCATTTTTTGCTTGAATTCCTCACGGGCACCGCCTACTGTGGAACCTTTAGAACGCACAAAACGCGCTACATCCGCTAGCGCCTGTTCCAATGCTTTGCGGTCTCCTAGCATTGCCTTCAGGGTGGGGAAACCTCCGGCAAATTCTTTATAAACGTCGCTTGTGCCGCTGATGGGGTCTTTTGATAGGCGCTTAATACGTTTCTGCGCAATATCACGCAGTCGTGTATATTCTTTGCGCATCTGATTATCTGGCCAAGACTCCAAGGCATAGGGGGTATACAGCTCGGAACTGTATTTAAGGGTTGCACTTGCTTTAGCTGCGCCTACTGCCATGCGTCCCACGCTCCTTTCTATTCATGATCTTATAATACCAGTCGAGGGGGGCTGCTTCAATGCCCAATCCGTTGAAAATGATTTTGGCCCATTCAGAGCGGAAAAACTCAACATCATTGGTTGCGACTCCACTATATACAATGGCAGAGGCAAGATATATCATGGAGTCGTCGCAGTTCAGCAAGGATACTCTGTTATCTTTACTTTTCATGGTACCACCTATAATAAATATGGCCGCCGCATGTGCGGCGGCCATTGGGTAGATCAAACCAGATTCAAAGACAAAACCTGGCCCTTTTTGGTGCTGATAAGAACAGGCTTAATCTGCACCGGCTCCGTCCACGTATCAGGAGTGCCGAGCAGCGTAAACATCCGTTTCAGAGACTGATATACGCCCACGGAAACGCAGGAATATGACTGCCCATCTTCGGTAATGAGGACAACGCGGGGGGCAATCGTCTTACCCTCGGGGGCATCGTCCTTGCTGACCTCCACGCACTCTACAGACACATGGACCAGCGACAGCACCTCATTGACGTGCTCCTTCAACTTGTTGGCGGGGTTGCTCGTCGCATTGTAGAATGCAACCGTGGCAGATCGGTCAGAGAGGTTCATATCGGTGTACCCTACACCGGTGTTCATCACATCGGATACCATCATAGCACCATTGTTCTTGGACTTCATCATCGCTTCGGACATAATATAACTCCTTTCATTATGTGCCCTGTCATTATCAATACCGGGCGGGCGGTCCCGATAGACGGCCCGGAGGCCGTTTCGACTTATTTACTGTTATATAAGGAATACATGGCCCTCACTCCATCACGCACACGGGCCGCACCCTGATACATAAGATCGGCTGAAACGCAAGTCCCCTTAAAGCCCTCAAGGGTGCGTACTTGCTCGTTGCAATGGATGAGTGCTTGCCTGTAACCGGCCAACCAGGCCCGATCTTCTGCGGCTCGGATAGCGTCCTTCGGGTCCTCATACTCGCACCACGTCAATTTGCCGTCGGGGTGAATTTCGATAATGAATTTACGCATTTCCATTTGTAGAGTCTCCTTCCCATAAAATGCCCAGAGTCTTTGCAAGACTGACAACTACCTTGATACTGTCGATGATGTCGTCCTCGGTCAGTTGTTGCAAGTTCTCTCCATCAAGAGTAATGTTATCATCGGTTAAAGTGATTTTAATCACGACTTCTTTTTTCATCGGAGCACCCCCTTTCTTTTTTTCTTTCATTGTCTATATTATACCATACACTAAATTGTATATGTTGCTATTTACATTGTAAAAATTGCTATACTCCCCTACCCTAAGGGGCGTGGGCACTATATTTTGTGTCTATTGACATTTTGCACAAAGTTTTAGCCGTTGGGGAAGAAAATTTTGTGCAATCTGCTATTACGTG